GCCGTACCAGCCTTGACGCCAGTCACAAGACCGGTGTCGGAAACGGTTGCGACAGCTTCATTCTTAGAAGCATACGTTACGGACTTATCGAATGCATCATTCGGCTGAACATTCACCGAAAGTTGCAAAGTCTTACCGGCAACTACAGACAAATTCGTATTAGTTACTGTAATTGCCGTCACTCTTTTGGGAAGGCAGTGAAGACCTCAGCCGGAGTAGGGAGCTTCGGCTCGGCATCCTCAGTGCCATACAAAATCTTCTCGAATGCGGCAAGCTTTGTAGAATCGACCTTGGTGGAATCGATAGTGATCAAAGCCACTGGATTGAGTTCCGGATGGCCTTCGATTGCTACGGGATCAGTAGTGAATTCCCAAGAGAAAGTGATACCTTCCGGAGAATCATTGATGGTCTCATAACTACGCTCAGAAGGAGAAGCAGTAGCACCATAAACCAAATGAAGCTTATACCCAGCGCTATCAGTCACATCATTACCAAGCTTAGTTCGATAAGCCAAACCAAACTTATTACGAGACTGCTGACCGAAAACAACACCGGTAGCAACCGGAGTTGCGGAACCATCGCACTGACCCCACTCATCCGGATAGGTGTATGCTTCGATCGTACCGCCGAAAGTCTCAGCGGAACGAACGGAAGCGTACTTGATGTTATCGGCGTACATATCGTTCGCCTCAGCACCATCAGGAGTCTCAGTAACGGCAGTAAGGCCATTCCAAGCGACACCCTTCTGATAAGCACCAGAAGTATCACAAGGATAAAGAACACCATGATCGGTACCAAGCTCATAAAAACGAGAACCAGTAGCATCCCAAGTAAGAGCAGTCATAATATCTCCTTAGAAATATAGGTTGAATGTGTCATGATTGAGGTTGTCAGATACGAAATGACGATCAAACGTGCATCCGGGGATCATGGCAACCTCATTTAATATCGGACTATCGGGATTGCGATCAATCACGGTAATCTGATATCGAATTTTAAATATGTACGGAATATTATCGGCAAACTGGCTGTCTCCCATATTCCGTTCATAGATGATACAAGGATACTGAATCTTTGTACTTTCAGGAGGTTGAAAATATACATGGCCATCATAGGCTTTACCAAGCTTGGTCATGATACCGTTCAGAATATCAGATAGTTCAAGTCTAGTTCCCACCTTGATACTCCGATCCAAGTGTAAGATTCAAACGGGGTCTTTGGACTTCGACGGATGTCACGATCCATTTGACCCCATTCCAAACCACATACTTGAGGTTGTAGAAATTTTCAACAGCATAAGCGTCGGCAATGACCGAAATAACATTGTCAGGCTTGATTGTCATGTTGATCGAATCAGACCCATCAAGTCTTCGGCCATTGCGACGTACTTCACCATAATAGTCTCGCTCGACTATTTGGTCTGTCCAAACATCAGGTGAGGACTCGACCTGATCTGCGAAACCAAGTTTTCCAAAAAACCTTGTCATTTTGAAGAATCCTCACCTTTCAGATTACTTGCTTGCGGTTGGAGCCGGAAGAGTCGCAGTGCCAACCTTTCGTGCATTAGCGCCCGAATTGGTCAGTTCCACGACGGTAATGACCTGTCCCTCAGTTCCGCTCACTTCGCCATTGGATGGGAAGTCAAGCCATCCATCCTTAGACACACAAGCGGTATCATAGGCGATTGTCGGCTTGGCATCAGCATCAGTGATCTTATAGCGACGAAGGTTGTTACCATCAACCGCTTCAGTCACAGTAACCGTCTGTCCGCCTTCACGCGCAGCAGCTGCCACGGTCAAAGTGCCAAGGGTTGGAGCTGCGGTAACGGTGACAGTGATTGTGGCTGTTACACCGGATCCATCTTTAGCGGTTACTGTAATATTAGCCGTACCAGCCTTGACGCCAGTCACAAGACCGGTGTCGGAAACGGTTGCGACAGCTTCATTCTTAGAAGCATACGTTACGGACTTATCCGTGGCGTTATCTGGTGCAACTGCCGTAGTCAACTGAACAGTCTTTCCCGCCTCCACACTGGGGGTGTTAGGCCCAAGAGTGATACCCGTCACCTTGACAGCGTCAGTGGGAGGCGTCACGCTTTTTTTACAGAAACAACCAGAGCAGACTTCGGAAGGGTCAAAGCGCCAGACAGACGAGTTTCCATCAAATACTTGTGCTGGTTATAATCGATATCGAAATCGGTAAAGGAGGTGATATCACCACCACGATCGGTACCGACAGTGTAGTCCTTCAGATTGACAATAATGGCCTTAACTTCGTCCTTGGTAGAACCATCAGACTCAGTGACCTCGAAGTTCTCCAGCAGTGGAACCTCGACAATGCCGGCAACACTCATTTCAGTCGCAAGCTGTGCATCGGAATCATAAAGACGACGACCCATCTGATCACGCTCAACCAGAAGCTGACGACGCAAAGATGGAGCCATATAAGCAACCGGCTGACCGGAGCCACGATAGTCCTTCAAAGCGGTCAGGATTCCATCAACGATCTGAATGTTAGTTGCATTGGCATCAAGAGTGGTGCGCAGCACATAAAGATCATCATCAGACACAATCGGTCGAATGGACTCTTCATTGATGTGGTCCTCAGCAGAGGCTTCACGCCCATCACCGATAAGGATCGCACGAGCAATTTCCTCATCCAGCATGATACGCATTTCACGCATCATCCAGTTGACGACGTTGAACTCAGTGATGTCGAGAACATCATCGCGATCCAGACGCTGCTTCTTGTAAACAGTGGTCGGAGTGGTCTGTCGCTTGGCAGCCTTCACGACTTCATCGATCTTACGCTTGTTGTTGTCACGATCCAGGGTGAAGCCCTTAGCACGAGCCTCATCGGAAGTCACATCGACATAAGTGGACTTGATACGAGAGAACGGAGTGTGGCTGGTACCCGAAAGAACACCAGCGACCCAAGCGGTATCGCGCTTGTAAATATCCGGTTCATTACGAACAGACTTAGCATCCGGGAAAAGGACCTCAATACTCTTGATACCGTAGTCCTGAGCATGAGCAATGGCACGCTTGTAGAAAGAACGACCGGAGTTATCGTTCTGAATTTCCGAGAAGAACTGCTTCTGTGCTTCCTCGGAATGAATAAGCTCATCGGCCTTAGGATCGATGGCGGAATTGTTCTGATCAAAGACGTTCATGTCTTCACCTTCCTCCGCCGAATGTTCGACGGTCTTCTTGTCATTTTGAGTAGATTTGCTATCGGATGCATTAGCGTTCTTCTGGTTCATTGCCAGACCAATCAGCCCATACATCACATCTTTTTGTTCCTGAGTCATGCTGTTGATGACATCTTCAACGGTTTCTCCAGAATCATCAGAATCATCAGAATCATCAGAATCATCAGAATCATCAGAATCATCAGAATCATCAGAATGCTGAACGGAATCATTGACAGCCATTCCTACTAAAGAATACAAAACGGCTTTCTGATTCTCATTCATCGAATTAATGACATCACCAATATTCTGGCTCATGAAATCGTCAGAGTCGTCAGAGTCGTCAGAGCCATCAGAAGCATCGGCATGTTCCAGTTCTTCAATCTCTTCATCGGTAGGAATACCTTCGAAGACATCCGAAGGATCTTCAGCGTCATCGCCATGTGCGAAATCGGCATCGCCTTCATCGGTATAGATGACAGCCTCTTCGGGGTTTTCCTCAAAGCCATCACCATGCGCGATAGTCACATTATCAATAAGCGCTCCAGGATTTGCGCCAGCGACTACAAGGCTCACCTCGCGAATGGTTCCGTGAACAACGTCGGGGCCATTCTGCTGAAGACGATTGGCGTAAATGGACATGGCATTAATATCGCCATGAGCAATTGCCTCACGCATGGCTTCGCCTTTTTCAGAATGATTCAGGAATCCATATGCATAAACTCCATCATCACGATTTTCAAGCAACGCATGGCCAAGAATATTAGTCGGATCATTATGATCGTGCTGATAAACCAGTGGAACGGTAACGCCATCCATATCGGCGAAAGCTCCATGGCGAATCACACGACCATCAGAGCAGCGAATATCATTCTTAGTTGCGTAGCCACTAAAGTCACTCTTCATGACTAGACGCTCCTTCTGTCTGATTGTCATTACTTAAAGTTGGATCCGCTTCTTCATTCTGATCAACGTTAACTTGCTGATTTGAACTTGTAGAAACATCACCATTATTAATTTGAGGGCCTGTATCAGAAGTAGGCATGTTTTTATTGCGCAACTGATCGGCTCCGGGATCATCGGCCTTAATATAGCCCATAACCCCTCGAATTTCATTAGAGGTCATAATCTCATTTCTAGTGAATTTATCGGCGATATCAGCCAACTGATTCACAGGAACGAGTTTGAATGGATCTCTAAAATATTTGATTGTCTGTCCTTGAGTGATGGCAGTTTGACTCAAGAACTTCACCTTCATTGAATCGCAAACGGCTGCGATAATCGGCTCAAGAGTTCTATTGTAATAGTTGAGCATCTCTTCTTCACCAGCTGTTCCATTGACAACTGCTTCCGAAACACCAAGTTGACCATAGGCCATGTTGGTTAGATACTTAATCTGCTCCAATAGATTATTCTCTAGAGAACGATTAAGCTGAATAACTCTTTCGGTTCCATCAGCATAAGCAATGCCATATTTAGATCCGGCCAGCTGCTTTTCAATATCAGCCCTTCGCCTCTCAGCCTCAGCTCTACGGGCATCGGTTCGAATTGTATAAGGAAGTTGAATGATTAAATCTAACTTACCTTGACTGGACTGTTCGTCAATAGCATCAAGCTGGGCTAATTTTCGAAGAAGTCGCTGAATCGTGGAATTCGGTTCATTCATTACTGAATATAACGGATTCTCAATGATAGCGACCCATTCTTTAGGCATTATAAGTTCTTCTCGTTTGCCGGTGCAATCGTTATATAGATCTACTCGAATATGACGTGGCATCCATTCTTTGATCCGTCCGACTCTGAGCGTTTTGATATTCGTAGCGGTCGCGCTTGTTGGGTTGTTTTCACTGATATCAACAGGAACAATAGCAGCGACTCCATCATCACACATAGTTACAACAACATCTTGAATGAATTGTCTTGCCGTTTGATCGATATTAGCAGCCTGAGTAAGACAACGATTCAAAGAAGAGTCAATCTTCTCCAAATACTGATTGTTATCATTAACTCGACAATGTCGAATGTCAATAGCAGCAGTATCGATAGCGATTCGATTATATAACGCACCAACAATAGACCTCTGAGATCCGCCAACTAAAACTGATCGATCGGGGTTGATCGAATAGCTTTGTCCTTGGAAACTCTGAGGCGAAAACTCAGTCGGCGATTTAACGAAGGCATTCCAAAAACTAGACAATCGTGTCGAAATGATTGCCATTTTGAAGCCTCCTTGATATTTAGCCCATCAAATCTTTCACTTTTACTTTGCGTAAATTTTTATCAGGATCCAAAATAATCAATGGATCTTTGGATGTATTTCGACCATGAGTATCGGCAATTGCATCATATCCAAGTTTTTGGACAGACTTGATAAATGCCTTACCTGTTTTAGTTTGAAGTGCCATATTGTATGAAATCTGTTCAGCAGAATCATCATAAGCTTTAGAAGGAGCGTTAAGTTTTGTTAACGAATTAATGGTATCTGGTAATGCTTGCTTATGAAAATTTTTATCAAGAAGCATTTTTTCGAAATGCTTACCACTTTGCTTGGACGACATTACTTTTATAGGTTTAGTCGTTTTATATTGCACATCATAAGTTTTTCGGCCTCTTGCCGCATAACCTTTACCTAGATATTTTTTCCATTTTTTATGATCAGATTTGTTAGTGCTCACATATTTCTTATTATCATAAGTCGGATCATTAGAGCTCAAACTTACTCTATATATATCGCTTCCTTTGGGAATAACACTATCAGGCTTTCGACCATATTTCTTTCTACGACCCCATTTCATTCCAAGAATGCCATAGTGTTCGAGGTAATCTTCTGAGTAACCAGGCATACAATCCTCCTTGTAAGAATGTTCAATCCAATTAGAAGGTAATTGATCAATAGCATTGAGTTCTTTGGCTCTTTTCTTGATCCAAGCTTTAGCAGCTTCTGGATCTTTAGATCGACCATAAGAAGCAATGGCATTTTTAAGATCTTTTACATTTCTAATTGGAAAACTACCATCAGGCATGGCTTCTTTCTTTTCAGAAAGAGCAGCTCTTTGTTTCTGAGTAAATTCAGTCATAGCGCCTCCTTACTCAAAACTATCGCGATTGAGTTTATAAGCTACGAATGCATCGAGCATTGCAGCAACAGCATCAATCTTGTCTTCACGACGAGCTTTATATAACTTCCTATTGCCATTACTGTCTTCAAGTGTTATACAATTGCCCATCGTAAAAGACATGAGTTCCTCGTCAAATATGAGCTTCTTCTGCTCAGCAAGCTTCTTAAGCTCTCCAAGAGGAACTGATTCAGTTTTAGATCCCTGAATAACTTTTACTATGCCAAAGTCTCCATTCTCACGACTCCAACGCTCAACAAAACCCTTAGCATTGTAAGGATCATATCCAAAGCATCGAACATCGTATTGGGCATCGGCAATGTGCTGATCAAGATCGTCGTATACAAGCTCCATATCAAGAACGGTTCCTTCCATTACATGAAGCGAACCTTCTCGTATAAACTCATCATACTTGGATCTTGCTGCAGAAGGAAGTTTCGTTAATGTATACTCCGAAATATAATTCAAAGTCTTCACACCAAAAGATTCATCTGCAAGCGGAAACATGAAAGTAAAAGAACAGAAATCGTCACCTTGAGAAAGATCGGCACCAAGAGCGCAAGGAAGTCCCCAGAACTCGCGCTTACGTTGAGGCAAGGTTTCTTCATAAGTGAAGAAGTAAGTATAGCCTTCCATAGGAATACCAAATCGTTTTGCCAAAATATCATTTCTTGTTGCTGGGACTCGTTCCGCTCTTTCAACATCATTCTGAATTGTTTCATAGGAAACAGTTACGCCGATGTTAGGATTTGACTTCATCCATGTGGAAGGATCATTAATCTCTTTGATATCATCTTGGCGATAATAGAATATCGACACATGCGGCGCCACGTACTCACCTTTCAAGATAGACATTAATTCCATCTTGATAGTATCACCAACTGAATTTCGAACGGTGCCTTCGGAAGAAGTCGCCACAATCAGCCAATCGTTATCAGCATTATCAGACTGCTCCTTAGAAGCACCCTGCTCGATTGCGCCAACAACGTCTTCTCGAGTATCACCAGAAAGCCATTCATCAACGGTGCTTAACTTAGGCCTAAGACCTTGGAGCTTATCAATCGACATAGGTCGAATCTCAACAAGACTATTGGTTAAATAGTTTTCAATACCTTTCTTAGTAGATGCCAATTTCTGCTGCATGTCAAGTTGACCGCCTGAAAGTCCCGGCATCTTTCCAAGTGTAAGGAATTTAAACAAAGGTCCTCGAGCTCGAACGATGGCAGTCCGATAAGGACCCATAATTTCTTCAGCCTGTTTCATTGTAGGAGCAACCACGATCTGATTTGTTGTGGAATTATCCATGCAATGAACAAAAGCCTGAAGACATGTGTCATAGATCGATTTAGCGTTTCCTCGAGAAACAATCAAATATTGCTTATTAATCAATCGTTTGAGAACGCGCTTGGTTGTATAATGACCATGAACTCCATCTGGACCAGGCTCATAAACCGAGCGATCAACGTAATAATACCAACCAAATATCTCTTCACCCCAAAGCTTGAACGAATCAAGCAAATGAAGATCCGAACCATCAGTCAGCACCAATTCCTGTTCGCAGAATCTAATCCAACCCTCCACTGCATTTTCATCATAGTAGATTCCTGGATTAGCAATACGCTCATCGATCCGGTTCATTTCCATTTCGATTTCATGGCATACTGGAATCTCGCCACGAAGAACCTTATCCCTAAAAATACCATAGTATTTAGGAGTAGCAGTGTTGGATAATGTCATTTTTGCTTTGACCTCGCCATAGCATTGGAAACGCTACTCTTGATCTGAGTTTTAATAGCATTTGTTAATATTTCCTTGCCGGCACTGATGGCTGCTTCTTTAGAAACCTTTAGTGCTTCATCGGCGAACTTCTTACCAATGCTTCGGCTGGCAAGAGCATCTTGCTTCTGCATCTTGGAATATTGATCCAAAAGGTTTCTACGATTGATATAGTCTTGTAGTTCCTTATTGGACATCTCATAATATTTCTTACGGGACGATTTATTATATCGATCCTGATCTTCAGAAATAGAACGTGTCAGTCCATGAGATTCATTGGAACTACTTTTAGATTCCTTTCGCTTCTTTCGGAAGCCCCATCTCATGCCTTTAACGCCCCAATGTTCAAGATAGTCTTCTTGCATGTTATCCATCGAAGCTTCCTTCCGCTAAAACATTCAATCTCCATTCGAGTTCTTTAATTTGATTTTCCATAGAAGTCAATACATATGATGACGTTGGAGGATCAAATCCAATACGAACTTTAAAGAAAATATAAGGTTTGACTGCATCAATCACTTTTTGATCGGAAGAATAATCAGACCATGAGGTTTTATCATCTGTGATGGAAAAACCAGAAGTCGGACCAACTCCCAATTGATGCAATGTGAAAAATGCAGAATTGATGAAAGTGATAATGTCGGTATCAAAGGCATCGTAATCTTCAGCAATTCCGCAAATCTTCTTAGTAGAAATGAGAATACTATCAGAGGTCGCCATGTAGCCTCCTTTCTATTTCCAGGGACAAGTATCTCCGGGTTTACGTTCCTCAAACATTTTCACTCTGCTCTCATCACCAAAGTGAATGGCATTGTGAGTAGTCAATGAGCAACTGATCAAATAATTCGGATCTAACATTACTTCTTCTGAATGTTCGATAATTTCTGGAGTCAATGGAACCATATGATGAATCATGATCTTTCCAGCTATCGGACGATCGGAACATCCAAGATCGAAGCCTTGATCGCGAGTGATCACAAAATCTCTAATTCGCTTCCATTCAGAAGAACGATAGAACCTCTGATTCATCCATCGCTCATGACCGAATGTTGGCATTCCAGTTTTACCATTGAGTTTCAAATAATGAAATCGATCGATGAAAGTCGAATACTGAATCATTTCATTATAAGTTCTGATTCGATCAGTCATCCTCGAGCCTCAGTAACACCGGTTTGATCTTGATAGTGCGAACCAAGTTCCAAAGAACCATAGCTTCTTTCAGATACAGATCCAAGCTTGAAGAAACAAAGCTGACCGATTCGCATTCCATAACGAAGCTTAATTGGAACTCGATTCACGTTGTGAATTTCAAGAGTAATGTTACCTCGAAATCCAGGATCAATGAATCCAGCAGTTACATGAGTCGATAGACCAATTCGACCAAGGGATGATTTTCCTTCAAACCTGGCAGCTATGTTGTCAGGGATCTGTACTTTTTCGATAGTAGATCCAAGAATAAAATCACCAGGTTGAAGTAAAAATTCTTTCTCTTTAATCTTGTGGCTCCTGGTACGTACATCAACGTATTCCCTTGTCGATCCATCAATGTAGGAACCATCATCCGTGGATTCAAAAGTCACAAGATACTGATCCAAGGTAACATCATAACTTGCTGGCTGAAGATGCTGTTTGTTGAATGGAGAAATAAGTTCATCTTGATAGACATAACTCCTAATGTCTTTATCATTCAACATCATAATCATCTCCCGTCTCCGATGTAATGCCTTTGTAGCTTTTCATTGCCTCAAGAGCTTCATTCATAAGCTTTCGAGTATCTTCCATATTAGCCACGGCCTTTGTCTTAGCTTCGATAAGTTTGTCTTCATGCTGAAGTTTTGCAGTTTCTAGTTTGTTTCGACTAGATCCCATCTTTAAAAAGTGTACGGTCTCTGCCGACGAAGCGGTTCCTTCACGAAGTCGCTTCTCCACTAGGTCCATGGCAAGTCCAATCAGCTGTTGCTCACGTCCTTCCGGCGTAGTTGCTGGAACAAGTGGTGGAGAGATGGGTTCATCAATTCGCTTTCGACGAGGCATGATGGTTCATCTCCTATTCTAATTACTTTTAACATGGTTTTGCAAGGTTTTACACAGGTACTGTGGAGAATCCGGCGTGTCGAAAGGAGTACTCTCCACCTTTTCAGGTCCATGTTCGGAGAGTTTTGGGGTTTACGACGCCGCACAGCACCTGTGCAAAGCCCCACAAAGCATAGTGAGGGCAAAAATGGTTTTAAAAATATCCCCCGCGGAG